TTCTCACTAGACCCACAGTGTCAATAGTGACTAAAAGCAGGTAGTTAGCCAACATGCCAAATGATTTCCTAGTATAACTAGCCCAGCCATACATAGCACAACCAACGATCCAAATAGGATACAGAATAAGTAACGGAGGATTGGGAACAGTGAGAGCCATGGTAATCGAACAACCAATACTAATAGCCCAAGCCAGCAGCTCAATAAAAAAACGAAAAGGATGACTGTGCCAATCATCTCGTATCCATTCTATAGTTCCGCCGAATACATTTGCTAGAAAATTCATTAATCAATGCGCTTGGTAATATCTAGAATAGCTTCAACTTCTTTCCAATCTTCATCGTGTGCTTTAAAGTCACCCTTGTGAGCAATCTTAATTGCACGGCTGATGATGCTGGGTTTAATTTGTAATTCTTCTGCCACTGCTTTTACAGTTTCTTTGAGACCTTCATTTAAATCTTCTACTTCACGAAGTACATTTGAGCCTTCTGTGATCAATCTTTCTAGTTTTGCCTTTTCTTCTGGACCGTACATTTTAGCCATGACTATATCTCCTTATAAGACTATTATATAGCCAACAAAAAAGCCAGTCAATATAAATTGCTGGCTTTTGAGTTAATTTGGTTAAATTATTTTTGTTCTGCTAGTACGTCGTACATTTCAAATACACCACCCATACGTTCGTATACTAGACCAGCATACAGTTCAGCTTTGGTGCTTTCTTGGAATTTGGATTTGGCAACACGTTGTGCCCAAGCAAATAATTCTTGATCCACTGCATCGATCTGTTGTTGACCGCCACTTTCTTGAACAAGTTTTACCATGTCTTTGAAAGTTAATTTAGTTTCTACTGATTCTTTAACAGGACGTTTTTTGCCTTTTGGCATCATCTTGCTTTCTTTTTTCACAGCGCCTTTCTTTTTGTCAGCGACTGCTTTTTTCATTGGCTCTTTTTTGTCGCCATCTTTATCCATGTCTAAGAAATCTGGTTTAGCAGCTTCTTTTACACTTTCTTCTTTCTTGTCTGATTTCTTTTCTTTCTTGCCTTTGACCATGTTCATGAACTTTTCACGAGCTGCTTTTTGAGCTTCTGAAGCTTCTCCAATAGATTCTTTTTTAGCTTTCTTGTCTGCTGGATGTTCGTCTGCATCAGGATCTGTGTCTTTGTCATCCGATCCACCGTATACACCTGGGGCAGCTTTGTGTGTGATACCTGTTTTAGTTTTGGTAACTGTACCGCCCTTAGCAGTTTTCTTAGAATCACCAACTTTCATTTCTTCAGCTACAGATTCATCTTTTTTCTTTGCTTCTGCAAGAACAGTCGAAGTACCAGCTAGAACACGCAATTCTGCGTCTTCGTTTAATTGTACTGGTTTTGGAAGCTCTGGTGCTTTGACAGTTTCAATAACGTCATCCATTGAGCTGATTTTAGTAATTAGTGATTTGAAGTCCATTTTATAAATTCCTTGGTTTTAAGGTCCGTAATGTATTTATCTCTTGATGGCAGAGCCACCACCGAAGATGTTATTGCCCATATCCAGTGCATTTTTAGCTGTTCCGTCTGGATTTTTAGCCTGCTTTATTTTAGGTAATCGAGGCGCTTTTGTACCGCTTTGGCCTGGAGAACCTGTATAACTTTTGCTACCACGATCTTTACCAATAGCAAGATGTGGGCTTACAACAGTGGCTATATTGCCTGATGATGTAGCACCTGCTGTTGCTGATTCTAAAATATCTTTAATTTTCATAGTATTGTATTTATTTCTTTTTGGCTTTGCCGCTTTTCATATTAGCGCACCAGTGTGCCATACGGGCTTTTTCACCTGACGAATTCTTAGCAGTTTTGCGTAGACTGCTAACACTTGCTTTGCAGTTTACTCCACTGCGTTTTGCTAGGCCCTTACGACCTGGTTTTTTACCATCTGCAAAGTTTTCACCTACTCCGCCACCGTCACCGCCGCTGGATCCGCTGTCGCCACTATAGCCCACAGCATAACCGTACCCACCATATGGGCCTGGACCATAAGCAGCCCAACGTGGTCTACGTTTCTTACGCTTGGCTTCTATGATAAACTCAAACGCTCTCATTTTTATCCCCAGGTGCGGCTATAGCACTGCTACCACCTCTGTCTTTGCTGACTAATTGCTGCGGTTCATGTTTCTCTTCACCTTTAGCTACTCGACGGGCACGTTTAAGTCCGTCTAATACTACTTTGAGGCTGTTCTCGTCTGCTTGATATTTGATACCAATCCCGCCTGCTGCTTCCCAAGCTGAAATGTTACTGCCTCGATCGTCGATCAATACGTTAGGCATGCCGTTGGCATTTTTAGCATATTTGGCCTTATTGGGAGTGATATAGATATGTTTGGGTTGAGGATTAAGATGTTTTTTAATCCATACACCTTTGTATTTCGCTGATCCTTCGTGATCTCCACGCAATGGACTCGAGCAGATATTATAACTTCCTGCAGCGTCTATAACTATATCTACTAACTTATCAGAGCTAGGAAATTTAGGTAGTCGGGCAAAAAAATCTGTACCTATCATTTTATCTAACGTAGGATCTGCTTTGGCTGGAGGAATATCTCTGTAGTCGCCTGTTTTTACGCCAGCAAGTTTAGCATACTCTGTAAAAAAATCTGCAAGGACTCCGTCCATGTCTAAGTAGACTTCCATGCCTTCTGGTAAATTTAAATCACTGGCTCTCATACTTGGCTATACGGATTAATTTTTTCGTCCGAATCTATGTGCTGTCTTTCTGGATAGATTAGATAAGTACCCCAGTTAACATCTTGAGGGTTTATTTTAGAAATATCGCGTTCTTCAGGTAACGGACCACATCCAAGTCTATCCCATTCAGATGCTGAATAATAATATTGAGGATTCTTCATGCTGAAAATGAACTCCCGCATCCACATGTGGTAGTCGCATTAGGATTTTTTATACTAAATTGACTGCCGTTGATATCTTCTTTGTAATCGATTTCTGCACCTTGCAGATAAGTCATACTCATTGCATCTACTAAAACTTTGTAATCACCTAGCGGAACTTCGAAGTCATCTTCATTCTGTTGTTCGTCAAATGTAAATCCGTATTGAAATCCTGAACAGCCGCCGCCTTGTACAAAGGTGCGTAGTTTGAGATCGGGATTATTTTCTTCTGCTAGAAGATCCAATATTTTTGTCTTTGCTGAGTCTGAAATATTAATCATTTTTCTTTCCTACAGCTGGTTCGCCGGTTAACTTAGGTAAACTAAACCATAGTTGAAACCATTCTGGTGTACCAGGTTTTATATTGTGTTTCTTCATCAGTTCACCTTTTTCATTACCAGTAATGCTGATATTGCTACCATCATAAGGTTCATAACCTCGAAATTCTGTAATACCAGCCAAACGTTTTAATTCTGATAGTTCCATTATACCTGATCCCTTGTAGATTCTTCCACAGGCATTAAATCTTTCTTGTGTTTAACATCACCATGCTTTTCAGATTTCTTTTTATCTTTGTGTATACCAGCACCTGAAGTTTTAGAATTCTTGGCTACAAAGTTTCTAGGCTTGCTGGCTGGTATAAAATCTTTGGCTCTCATACTGTGATTCCTCTAGACCTAACGCCACCTTTCTTTCGTACTTTGCCAAGTTCGTCAAGTGCATGGCGAATTTGTTCCATATTCATTTTCAATTCTTCAAACTGGCGAGCCATAGTCTCCCATTCTCCGGGACTAGCTTTTTCGGCACGAGCTGCAAGATCTTTTAATTGTCCAGCTGCACGTAACATTCTATATTTTAATTTTGCAGGATTTGCTTTATCGTGCCCGTATATCATAGGATCCATAGGATCAGTAGGATCCATCTCGATAGGTGCTTCGGTTACATCTTCAGTTATACCCATTCCTTTACGCACAGCTTGATATAATGGCTCAGCATATTGACCAGCACCCGTAGCTTCTTTGAATGCTTCTAAGTCTCCAGTAGCTGCTGCTGATCTGGCATTGCTGGCACTTACTCCTGCAACTCCTTCTGCACCATCTTCACGCTCACCGCTGGATTTAAAATCTAATGTTTCAAATTTATAAAAACCGTGTGCTTTTCCTTCAACACCATTATAGGTAGTAAGAAGATTTTTCATATCTTCTAATCTATCACTGCCAGCTACAAATGTAACATCTCTATATCCTAAATTATACACGTGACTAGCGATTTTTCCTATGGTATTTAAACTAGAATCATCAACGATGTTTTTAGCATGTTCTGCAAACATCATTTTCATAAATTTGATTTTGGTTTGATAATCTAAAGGATTTTTCTTTTTGTCTTGTGTTTGACTAACAAATATCTTATAGTCACCACCTATACCTGCCACAGTATCTAATAATTGCTTGTGTCCAATCGTAGGAGGATTCATTCTACCGAAACAGAATGCGAGGTGTTTTCCACCAACTTCTGCTTCAAATAGCTGTCTAAGATTCATAGTCGCCCTTACTGATATACTTTTCTTGCTCTTCAGCACAGCGTTTAGCTAGCTCGATGAGTTTTTCTTTAGGGAATTTTTCTTCTGGCGTATCAATTTCAAACTTTTCACAGTATGCTTCTTTGCAATGTTCTATGGGTCTAATATAGATCTTATAAGCATTGGGATTGCCTTGATGTTCTTTATGGCGTTTCACTGCTGGAAAGAAATAGTTGTTTAACATAGCATCGTCGTTGTCGATGAAAAATTTCAAATCATCTAACCAATCGATATCTTGTTGATCTTGTTTAGGTGCGCCTATAGGCGAGAACATTTCTTTTAATAACATTACCAACTCCTACACGACCAGTAGCGTGCTTTCCAACGCGGTCCTGGATTTTTACAGTTGTGACGGGCACGGAATGATTTTCTGCGCTTGGGATTAGATTTTTTAATACGCATTTTCTTATCGCCGAAATTTACTTTAACGATATTGCCATTGGGTTTGCGTACATATACTTTTGATTTCTTTACATCGCCGGCCATTTTCTTACCTAGCGGCACTTCTCGACCGCGATACTTGGCTTCATCCATATCGATGTCTTCGGCATATTTGTTAGCCTTCATGTAATCACGTGCTGTATCTAGATAATCAACAGCCTTGATGATTTTTAATTGTACCCACTCCGGTAAGTTTTCATCAGCATCTAAAATGCTGTATAGTTCTTGAGCAGCATCAGCGATGGTACGTAGATCGTCTTTGGCCATATCGCCTTCACGATCATACTCACCCTTGTTGTGTTCTGCATCTGGATCTTCCGGCCCGTGGTCCTCCATCTTCACACAGTTGTCTACGGTCTTGCCACCTTTCTGCTTAGTGCCCATGCGCTTATAGCCCTTCCAACAGGCTTTGCCATCGACACCTTTTTGTTTTTCTTCAACTAATTCGCCTTCGAGAAACACAGCACCCTGTGCTGCTAACATTTCTAGAGCAGCATCGTCTAGATCAATAACAATACCATCTTCTAGTATGTCTGTGATTTCTGTAGCGATTTCGTGATCTTCGGAAAAGCTGATGCCGAAATCATCACCGATTTGAAATAGGTCTTCTTTGATACCCAAAGATTTAGCTTCTTTTTCTAGAGCTGCTTTGCGTTGTATGACTGCATTGGATAATTCTTGGTCATCTGCAACATTTGGGTCCATTTGCAGATCCTGCAATGCTTTAGATTTAGCATCGTAGTCGCCTTGGGGATCTTTAGGGTTAAGTGCTGTTTCGCTAATGATAGCGTCTAATTTTGATATAAGGTCTCTCATAGTATGGTTCCGTAAGGTCATACTATATTTATCGCTTTGTGAAACTTAGTAATTATATCGGATTTCGGTAATAGTACCGTTTTGTAGATTGTATGCAGCACGAATCCATACAAATTTGCCGGTAAATGTATAAGACGTTGCTGAACTGTTGATAACTGTGCTGTCACCGCCAACTTCTGTACCTACAACATCAAACCAGTCGCTATCGCCAGGATACAGTTCTAGAGTGGCCTGTATTTTTACAGTTCCAACAAACTGATTAAAGTTGTAAACAACAGTATGCACACCATCGTTGTATTTGTGATAGCCTGCGCCTTTTTGTTTACCGGAGTATACAAAGCTAGAATCCCCAGATGCTGCTTCTTGGGAAATGTTAGATAATAGAGTTATGCTTTCAGTGGACATCTCTTATTTATCGGAAATAATGTAATTGTAAACACGACCCACAACTTCGGAATTGCGCAATTTTAACATTAGCAGTGTGTGTTCGTCTTCTACTAGAACATATCTACGATCCCAGTTCCAGTCAGTTTTTATAAACCACTTTTGTACAGCAGGAGTACAGGTGATCCTTGGATCTTGCGATTTTAACCAATCCACATATTTTTTCTTAGATTCTTTATCACCTGCCATTTTATGCGGTAACAAATAGACCTTGTAATGATACCGATTATGAGGTAGTTTGGCAGCTAGGATAGTCTGTGGCTGATCTAACAAATCTAGGGTTTCGGGATTAGGTTCAAATCTATGCAACACAGCGGGCTCGAACTTCAGTGAAAGTTCTTCATAGAAGTTTCTATCGTTGGTGTAGAAATCCATGAAAACATTTTCAATGCGTTTAGTCCATATAGTGGATTTTTGAGTTAAAAGAAATTCCGTTAACTCTAATATTTGATCACGATTCTGCCAAGCCCTGCCATGCAAAGAATAGTTAGGTTTTTCTGGACTTGGTGCTAGACAGAACTCTTTGATATCATCGAGAGAGTGGGTTCTAAAAATACTAGAACCCTTGATTTGTAAAGAAACTTTATAGATCCATTTATTATAAAATTTTCTATTGGTCTTCTGTGTTTTCATCTGCGGTCTCTGTTGTCTGCTCCAACTCGGCTGCTCGTGCAGCTTTGATCGCTTTTCTTTCTGCTTTTGTTAATGGCTTCGGTAGTTCTGTAACATCAAAAACTAATTCATCATTGTCTACAGTTATAGTAACTCTGCCACCATCTACTAGATCTCCAAATAACACTCTACGGCTTAATGGTGATTTGAGTTTGTTATCAATCAATCTTGCCAACGGTCTCGCACCCATTTTCTTATCGTAGCCTTTTTCAGCTAGCCATTTAACTGCCTGCGAACCAGCAACAATCTCAATGCCCTTATCTTTCAGTTGTGCGTTGAGCTCTTCAATAAATTTCTTAACAATCTGCACAACAGTTTCTGGACTTAACTTGCTGAATTTGATCACAGCATCTAAACGATTGCGGAATTCAGGAGCGAAGAATTTTTTAACTGCTTTGTCGTCCTCGCCTTCTTTGTCAAGATCGCCGAATCCAATGGTATTGTTTTCACCATCTCGAGCACCTAAATTAGAAGTCATAATTAAAATACAGTTGCGTCCATCGGCCTGTTTGCCGTTTGAACCGGTTACAAATCCGTTATCCATGAATGCTAACAGGATATTAGTAACATCTGGATGTGCTTTTTCAATTTCGTCCAATAACAAAATACTGTTAGGAGTTTCTTGTAACTTAGTAATCAACTGACCAGCATTATCCTCATAGCCCACATAGCCCGGAGGAGCACCAATCAATCGTGCTACTGAATGTTTCTCTTGATACTCACCCATATCAAATCTCACAAGTGGCATTGACATTTTTTCACTCAACTGTTTAGCAGTTTCTGTTTTACCACAACCAGTTGGTCCAAGGAAAAGGAAAGAACCAATTGGTTTATTAGGTGACTTCATTCCTGCTTGTGCTACGAATATCTTATCTAACAGTATGTCTACAGCACCGTCTTGACCGTATACTGCTGCCTTCATGCTTGAATCTAAATCAGAAAGATTCTTACTTTCTTTTTGAGCTACGGTTTCTAATGGCATGTTGATCATTTTACTTAATTCATAAGTGACCTGTTCAACATCAACTATCTGATCTATACCTTCCATTGCCGGATCGTCCTTTAACTTATAACGAGCTGAAGCACAATCAATAATGTCAATAGCTTTGTCAGGTAACTTTTTATCACTCATATATTTCACAGATAGTTTAACTGCTTGTTCAATGGCCGCATCTGAGATTTTGACATTGTGATGTTTTTCGTAATATTTTTTAAGTCCTTTAAGAATCTTAACACTCATCTCAGCACTAGGCTCATCGATGGTCACACGTTGGAATCTGCGCATTAACGCACGATCCTTTTCAAAGTGCTTGCGATATTCTTCCCATGTAGTTGATGCAATTAATTTAATAATTCCTTTGGTCAACACAGGTTTAAGAATATTTGCTAGATCGTTAGGACTTTGACTAGCAGATCCTGCACCACTCATCATATGAGCTTCGTCGATGAACAATATGATTTTACCTTTGCGTTCCAATGCCTGTAACACAGCCTTGATACGTTCTTCAAAGTCTCCACGATACTTCGATCCTGCTAGTAGTGCAGAGATATCTAAGGTGTAGACTGTGTGGTCTAATATGAACTTAGGTACTTTCTTTTCAAAGATTTTACGAGCAATACCTTCTGCGATGGCAGTTTTACCTACACCAGGTTCGCCTACCATTAATACGTTTGATTTATTTCTGCGTGCCAACACCAGTTGAATCTTTTCAATTTCTTCATCGCGGCCGATAACGGGATCTAGTAACCGTTGTTTTGCTTTTAATGAAAGATTAGTACAGTATTGATTTAGAATCCTATCAGCACTGCCGGTATTGACTACACGTCTTTCTGAATCTTCCGATAATTCTTCTTCTTCAATCGCAACATTTTCTTGGAAGAATTTAACAAATTTTTCTTTAGTAATCCCGCCCTTGCTTAAAAAGTAAAATGCAAATGAATTCTTTTCTGATAGAATAGCAACAATAACATCAGCTACTTCCATACGCTGACGTCCGCTGAATAATACCTGTGTGAAACAGCGATTTAATACACGCTCTACACTGTTTGTTTTTTTAGGTTTAGATTTAGGATCAGATGTTTTAATATCGTTGAGATTATTTTTAATATAATGTTCAAGATTAGTTTTGACAAAATTAGCATCTGCGCCAAAGCTGGCAATTAAAGCATAGGCATCGTCGTCACACATGATACCATAGGCGATATGTTCTATGGTAATATATTCATGTTCGTGATCTTTGGCCACTTTGATACAATTTTCAAAAATGGCCTGTA